TTATGCACTTACGTTTAAAAATTTATCTGCTATAATTTGCATTGCTTCTTCTTGAAGTTCTGGTAGTACATGAGTATAAGTATCAAGTGTAATTTGAATATTAGCATGTCCTAATATTTTGCTTACTACTTTTACAGGAATATTTGATTCTAAGGCACGTGTAGCAGAAGTATGTCTAAGTGCATGAACATTTGTATTTTCTACTCCAGCTAGTTTTAAAGTCTTTTTGAAAAAATCTTCAAAGGTTTTTGGGTCTAAATAAGTTCCATCTTCACGGCAGAAAACAAGTTTTTTATCATTATATAGGTCATCCCAAGTTATTTTACTTTGTTGAATTTTATAATTCTTTAATTTTTCCAACATAATTGTAGATACAGATATAATACGTTCCTGACTATTTTTAGTATATGGTTGTATTTGTAATATCGTTTTCGAGCTTATATTAGAATCAAAATTTTTTAATCTATTAAGTTGTTTATTAATAGTAATAGTTCGTTTTTCAAAATCAATATCATTCCATGTTAGTGCGAATAGTTCACCGCGCCTCATGCCTGTATATAGATCTAATAGTATTGCCATACCTAAATCATTGTTGCCACATAGTTTTTCAATCGCTTTTTGCTCATCTACACTGAAAACCCTTATTTTTTTCTTTACAGGTTGTTTAGGTAAGGTTATTCTTCCTTCTCCTGCTGGATTTTTTGCTATCATATCATTTATGTATGCTAATTGTAAAGCTTTTCTAAAAACACGATGTATATTTTGAATAGTTTTTTGTGACAAACCACCTTTACCGTCTACACGTCCATCTTTTAATAATTTGTTATATACACCTTGTATGGTACTGCTTTTTAAGTCTTTCAATTTATAAAATCCAAGGTTAGGTTTTAAATGTTGTCTTATAATCATCTCATAGCTTACACGTGTTGATGTTTTAACACTGTTTATGACATAATTATTGTACCATTCATCAAGCCATTCTGATACTGTTATTTTGCATGGTTCAATATAAGTACCCTGCTCTATTTCTGTGAGATATTTATTTAATTTATCAGAAGCTTCTTTTCTAGTTTTTCTATAAAACGTTTTAGATTTTAGACGACCATCATCAGATGACCAATCGCAACGCGAGCTTCCCACCTTCCATCTTTGCGGAGACGGATATTTCCTTCTCCATTGCCTCTGCCTTTCCGTTTTACCTTTTGTGCCATTCTCATTCCTCCACTCTAAATTGCTTCGATAAGCTTTAATAGTTTAATGCAATCTTTATATCCCTGCAAATAAAGCCAGTCTTGTTCTATGCAGTCAAGTAAAGACTTATCTTCTAAAAAACTTTCTGTAAATTCTTTGCCCTTTGTACTAAAGTTTTGAAATAAGTCATAAAAACGTCTGCTAACATTTGCATGGATTGATCTGATATCCTTATAGTTTTCATCACATTCTTTTAAATTTTTAATGCTATCTTGCATTAATTCAGTAAAAAACATTCCTACGTTTTCTCTAAAGTTTCCCATTTTATCCTCCTTATATCACTCTAAAAAGTTTGAAAAATTTTACACAATATCTGTACCCTTGCAAGTAGAGCCAGCCTTGCTCTATAGCTCTTAAATAAAAAATATTATTTTCGTATTTTTCAATAATTTTCTTATCACTCTCTGACAATCTTGACTTTAATTTTGTTAATTGATTTTCAATTTCTCGTTGTTTTTTATGCTTGTTTCTGTACTCATCGTTTGTATTTTTTAGTTCTTCAATACTATCATCAATAAAAATGTTGCTCATGCCAATAAAATCCTGCTGAAAATTATTCATTGTCTTGCTCCTCCATTTTCTGTTTACTTGATTTATAAAGTTCACAAGCTGGTGTTCCTATTCTGTCATATAATCTAAGAATTTTAAGAGGATTTTTTATTAATTCATCTAGTGCAACTTTTATTTGTATTCCACAAAGTAACATATAGTTGAATTCCGTTGTTGATGTTAGAGTTTTTGCTGATGTCAAAGAATCATAATCCTTTCGCTGTTCATATGTTAGACCTTTTATGAATTCTTTTTCGAATTTATCGCAATATTCTAAATTCTGTTTATGACTTTCGCTTAAATACCTAGGTCGATGTGGTATATCTAAAATATCTATTAAAATACTACATGCCAACTCTTCAATCTCGTTTTTCTCATTAAAATTAGTTTTTTCGTTCATTTATATATATTTCCTTTCAAATTTTAGTTCCGCAACTCCTTGAAGGAAATTAAAACGCATGATATAATATTTACGCTCCAATTTGCTTTTAGGCTGTTGTGAGTCGTCGGGGGATACGGGTTGCTTTGTTGGGCGCCGTTCCTCCTATTTTTGTAATTTATTGTAGACTTCACGAATTCCCTGCCTTATGATTTCTGCCTTACTTAGATTTGTTTTGGTACAACAGTATTCAAGCATTTTTAAATCACTTTCAGACATTCTAACTCTAGTTTCATAAATTTTAGGGTCATCTGTTGGTCTACCTGTTCTTGGAGACAAATTATCACCTCACTTTTGTGTCACCAATAATATAATAATATATGGTGATACAAAAGTCAATTCCTAAAATAAAAAAATTTTTCACATAAATAACTTGACATTACATATAATATATTGTACAATAAATTGTACTTGATTAAAATAGGAGGAATGATTATGTTAGCTGTTAATTATTCGAATATGAGAGATAATTTCAAAGATTACTGTGATAAGGTAACTGATGATTACGAAACTGTGATAGTTACGCGTAAAAATGACAAAAATGTCGTTATGATTTCACTTGAGGAGTATAATAACATGAAAGAAAATCTATATATTATGAGTAACAAAAAAGACTATGATAGACTAGTGACTTCTAAAAAACAATTAGAAGCTGGAAAAGGCACTGTAGCTAAAAGTATAGAAGAGCTGAGGCAGCTGGAAGATGAATAAAAATATAATTTTTGGCGATACAGCTTGGGAAGATTATACTGAATGGTTAAAAGAGGATAAAAAGGTACTCAAAAAAATTAACGATTTAATAGATAATATTAGCCGTACTCCTTTTGAAGGACTAGGAAAACCAGAACCATTAAAGAATGAGTTGTCTGGGTATTGGAGTAGGCGCATAACTGAAAAACATAGGCTGATTTATAAAGTATATGAAGATAAGATTTATATCATTGGCTGTAAAGGGCATTATGATGATTAGGGCACAAGCTAATTTTTGTGTCCTTTATTTGGGGGCAAGTTTGGCATAAATAAAAATGTCACTCTTGTATCCCTCGAAATCGTCAATGCGAGTAATATTATAATATTTGTTCTTAAATTCTATTTCCATATCCGCGGTAATATCATCTCGATAGTTTATTATAAATAAACATTCTTCATCATGCTGTACTGCTGCGGATGCAAAGAACTCTTTCCCTGATAACTGCCTGTAATATGCCCACAAAGTACCATTATGTATTGGCACCCATTCATTTATAGAAAAACCATCTTCGTCTTTGGATTGTTGTAATTTGACAATCCTTATTTTTTTGTCTTTTAGTTTTTTCACTGTATAACACCGCCTTTCCTGTGATTTTAGCTACTTGCGCGGGTGTATATCTTGATGTTTTATGATGGCTGTTTCGCGACTTGAAAGTTTTTGAGTAACTTTTTTCAAAAAGTTACAAAGCGTTCTTAAATTCATTAAAATGTTCATATAATCCGACATAAGCGTCAAGTAAACTTGCTGTTCCGTCTATCCTTTGCTTTGCACTTTGTGCCTTAATCGGCACTATATTGCCATTTCTATCAGTCTGCACACCTGTATTGGTTAAACACCACTTCAAAATCGGATTGTTGTTGTAATTTATCTTTTTAGCTTTTAGGTCTGCTCCTAACATCTGCATTGGTAAGCTTAGAGTTTTAGCTCCCTGTATGCATCGTACCATTATAAATCCGTTATTCTCCATTTCCTCCACCCAATACTTCGCACTGTAGCTGTCATAATAAATCCATGCTGGAGTGATTCCATATTTATTTACCATTTCAAGAAACCACGCTGTAACATCTCCATAATTTATCGAATTTCCGTTACACAGCCTTAAAAGTCCACGCTGTAGCCATTTATCATAGGGGATCTTATCAAGTTGTACTCTCTTTTCAAAATTATCTCTTGGCAGCCAATACATTTGAGTTATAAACCTTTCTTCGGTTTCCTTATTCATCAGCAAAAGTGTTGCACAAGTTAAATCTGTTGTAATACTTAAATCGGCTCCGCCTATCGCATAACAGTTTTTAAACTCTGGTAAATCAAAAGTTTTTTCATTATTTATATCATCAAAAGAGAGCCATGCATTGCTGATTGTATCTCTTATGTTAAAGTCTTTTGTAAGTATTCCGCTTAAATCCTTCGGATTATTTTTTGCTCGTTCCACTTTCTCGGATAAGTCAGACAGCTTTTTAATCGTATTTAGCCCCGGATTGGCTTTTTTCCATGCATTAAGATCAATCCATTCATCTTTGCAGTCAAGTTCATAAATTATCGGTAAAAATGTCTCATCAACGAACGTTCCATCGGCGATTTTACAGGCGTATGAATACATATCATCAAATACACATTCCCTGACAGTTCCTGCGGTTGTAATCATTATAAATAACGGTTGCCGTCTTGCACTTTGGCTCTGTTTCATGACTTCATAGCAATTCCTATCTTTTACGCTGTGGAGTTCGTCCATAATCACTAAATGCGAGTTCAAGCCATCTAACGTATCGCTGTTTTTGCCAAGAGGCTGGAATTTACTCATAGTCAGAGGAAAATACAAATCTGATTTTCTCTTTTTAATAAACTTATTTAACTCTGGGATTTGCTTTATCATATTGTGGGTTTCATCAAATATAATCCTTGCCTGATCTTTCTTTGTGGCTGTGCTGTAAACTTCGGCTCCAGGCTCATTGTCAGCAATTAGCATATAAAGTGCAATGCCAGCTAACATGGTGCTTTTTCCATTTTTTCGAGCTACCATAAATAAAGTCTCTTTGTACTTTCTAAAACTCGTATTTTTATCCACAAAGCCAAATAGCGCCGAAATAAACGCCTTTTGGAACAATTCTAATTTAACTGGTTTTCCAGCCCATTCACCTTTTGAATGCTTGCAAAATTTCTCTATAAACTCAATCGGTCGAGTAGCTTTTTTCTCATCGAAAATATATTTGCTGTTGGGATTTTTAAGATCATCTGCAAGCTTTTTATAGACTTTATATACTCTCTTAGATGTGATTATTTCGCCGTCTTCGATTGCTTTTAAATACTCTAAAATGTAGTTCATATTTATTCCTGATTTATAAATTTGTATAATTCATTTTCAGAATTTTCCTGCAGACCTTTAGATATCATGCTTTCAAGCTGTTTATAAAGTAAGCTGTACCGCTGGATTGTCGTGTTGTATGCCTTTAAGGCTGGGCTTTCTCTCATAAATTTTTGTTTTCCCTGCTCGAATAAATCAACGGTACCTGTCTCGTCAATAATCTTTCGTAAATCTTCAAGGGTTTTAGTCAAAAAACATATTTCTGTTATCAACTTTTGCGCTATTGTTTTGCGTTCGTCTGGTATGATTTTCAATAATTCCTCAAATTGCTTTAAATCTGTGCTAAATTCTTTTATTTTGCTCATAAAGTTACCTCGCTTTCTAGTCTCCCGTAATATAAAAATCCATACATAGGTTTTCAAAGCTCCGGCTTTCGGTGCCCTAAACTGCTGATGTATTCTTAATGCAGGGGAGACTTTATTAAGTCGCCGTTATCTGTAAATCTAACCTCACTGCTGCATATTTCACTTTTCAAATGCTCGTTTGTGTGACAGTTCATACATAAAGCTTCTAAATTGCTCCAATTAAGCGTTATATCTGGGTCGTTGATATTATTGGGAGTTATGTATTTTTTGTGGTGGACTATGCGTGCCAAGCTGCCGCAACGTTCGCAAACATAATTTTGGCTAACCATGTATGAAAGTTGGGTGTCCTTCCACTTTTGGCTGTTATAAAATGCTTTTGCATAGTCCTTACTCATCACCTCAACTCCTATCTGCTTTTAATGTTATGGCTTTTAGTAAACTGTCTATTGTTCTTTGCAGCTTCTCACTTTCCGATTGTTCGGCATTGTACCACAACTGCAATATAAATCTGCTTACCGTATTTATTAAAGGCTCTGTGCTTTGCTGTGGCGTTGTCATACCTGTTGTAATCTCAATATAACTTGGTATCGCATTTAATAACGCATTTATTATGTTGTCGTTTTCTGTTCCGTCAATTCTTAAAAATTCCCTCGCCTCATTTAAACTTAACATTTACGATGCCGCCCTCGTGAGTTTTATAAATGCCTCCGTGACAATCGGCTTGCAGTCGGCTATTGCCATGGCTCTGTAATCAATCAAACCTGACTTAAAGCTGCTTTCTCTTGATACTTCAACCGCAATATTCTCGGCAAGATTATAGCCCATGTAATTAAAATTACCAAACAAAATTACTTCGTCAGAAAGGTTATCATCTATAATCACATCGAAGCCTAATATTTTGCCGATATTCTCACTTTTGGGGTCAATTATAAATATCGGTCGGTTGTTGTTATCCACAAGACCATAAAAAAGATTGTAAAGTGTTGCGTTATTCATAGCCCATTTTGCGCCAGCACCATAGCCTCTTTTTAATAGTGCAACTGTATTTGTCACATCTTTATATGTAAGTCCAGATGTTTTGCTAAACTCAATATGATTTTTATTCATGCCTGTTTTAGTCCATGTTATGCCTGGTAGAATACCTGTGCCTTGTGCGCTTCCTGTTCCGTTTACGATAGCGTCCGCAATATAAGCCATGACACAGTTTGTAAGTTCATCTATAATATAGCTTTCAAAAGCTTCTATGCTCATTTTTTTAGCAGCGGCACTAATTGAAAACACCTTTAAAATTTCATATCCGTTAAATGAAATTGCCGCTATATCTGGATTTTCACTCTCTACAGCACTTCCCTCCGTATGCCAGCTTGCTTTACTTTTGGGTGTCCCAATCGGCACTGAAATTTTTGACGGCAAGTTAAAGCCTCTGCAAACTGAGAGCAAACCACCCATTGTCCTTGCTTTACTTATCACTTCATTATAAGTTTGTGTAGGCAAAATTGCCGCTGAATTTGTTACGGTGCTAAAACTTTCCGAGCGTTTTTCTGATATTGCCCTTTTATATATTTCATTTTCAGAATTATTTAAGGTCTGTCCTAAAAGGGTCTTAAAAAATGCAGTTCTATATTCTTTTGTAGATAATAAATTTTCATCTTTAAAAATTTTAGGACTTTCAAAGGTCATTTTTGTAATGGGATTAAAATTTGACATAGGTGTATTTTTCCTTTCGAGGGTGTTTATTTTTGCTTGCTTTAAGCCGTCAAGTTCAAGGTTTAATGCGTCAATATCTGCGTTTGCGTCCGTATCAATCAAATTATTTATCTCCTTTGCTCTTTTTTCTATTTCTGAAATTTCCTTGTCCTTATAATAGTTAAAGACCTCTGCAATATTTTTAAAATTCATCTAAATTACTCTCCTTAAAATTTGATTTATTTTGATTTTCATTTCTGCTCTTTTAGGGTCATTTATTTTTTGGATAACTGCTCTTGCTTCAACGCTTGTTTGGGGATACGCTGGGAACGGCACAATGCTTATTTCGTACACTTTTTCAATCTTTAAAATCTCTCTTGTGTTGGTTTTTGGATCGTATTTATCTCCTCCTTTTGGAATTTTAAAAGCGAAACTCATGCCTGATAAATCGCCGCGTTTTACTGCCGTATAAACGCTTTTTGCTTCCTCGGTATTGGGTAAATGCGCCACCATTTTAAGACCTGCCGAATCTTTGATTAGCTGCATTGTTTTAGGTGTTTTTGCAAGGGGAATTTTACTCAAATCATGATTATACAAAAGTCTTGCGTCCGTTAAATCAGTTTCGTCAAGTGCGCCATTTCGTATAACCTCTGTAAAATTCCCAGCTGGGTCATTTATTATCGTGTAATAATCATAAACAATCGGTCTGCCTTCAAGTGTTAAAGCCTTTTTATCTGCTGTTGTATCGGCTCTAATTTCACATATTCTTAATTCTTTCACTTTTCTTTCACCTCGCTTAACTGATATTTATTTGCTTTTTCTGCGTCCACAACATTTAATGTTTGAAGTCTTTTGTCTCCGTCATTAACTTGCGGTAAATTTAGGATCTCCAAAGCCTGATTTATCGTAAGCAAGCCATAGGGGATAAGCTGTGAAATTAAATTGATTTTTGTTGCGTTGCTGCTAAATTGTAGTCTGCCGCTTTCAAATATTATTTGATTTCCAAATGCTTGCTCACGAACACTCAATATTTTTCTTGTAAATTCAAGGCTTAATTGCAGCGCGATCGGTTCGATAGTGCTTTCATAAAATGCTGCCCATTCGTCCTCATTGTAGCTGCTGTTTACGATTTTTTCAGAGATACCCAAATAATCGTAAATTTTAGTTTTTATAGCTTCAATTTGCTTGTCATCAATTATGAGATTACTGCCCGTTATCGGTATATATTCAGTCTTTTGATCTGTTGCGACAATTCCACCGTTGTTTGCAATTTGTAAATAATCTTTTATAAATTGTTCTTTTTCCTGTTTTAATTTTTCAGGAGCCATTATTTGAGTAAACTTCAAGATTCCTCTGATATTTGCACTGCTTTTTATGCTCGCATTTATGCCCTCGTTTTGAGTGTGTGCAAGTTCTAAAGCAGGATTTAATGCTGTGTTGGGAGTTCCAAATAAATCATTATCGTTGAAGTTTCGCCTAAGATGTATAATTTCTGAATATGGAAGAATAACTTCTTTTCCTGCTTCAAATAAAAATTTACAGTAAAGATTTTCAGAATGATCTTGCAAAAACTGTACGTTTAAAGCCTTAATTGGATATATGCCAGATACATGGCCTCGATCATCTTTTTGAATATACGCAAAAGCGTTATTGTATAAGAAATAGTGTGTCACAAGTTTGTACAGCATATCAAAGGCGCTCATATATGGGTTTGGCTGTACCTGTAAGAGCCTGTTAAGTTTACAATCACCCTCGCATTTTGTATGATTGCCATATTTTACAACATGGCTCCCTTTAAGTTTTGCGGCGTTTCTTGCTATCGCATCTACTGCGCTTCTGTAAATATCATTCTCATAGGCGTTACCCGTCCATGCGCTGAATATATTAGATGTACCGCTTATTAGCTCACTTTGCGCTGTTTTTGGTATTGTCTTTTTGCTTTTAAAAATTCTTTCAAACACACTGATTGCTATCACCTCCTAAAACATTACTGCCCAATCGTCTTTTTCTGTATCCTCCACAAGTGTATCAATATCCTCTCTTTTGATAATGTTTACTTGTCCCTGCTCGTTTTCAAACTCTATGCAGTTTTTAAATCTTTTACTTTCCCAGGCTATTACATCTTCAATTATTGTTCCGTCTGTTTTAATTAATTTTTTACAATTCATCTGATCATTTCCTTTCAATTATCATTTTATTTGTTTTATTGCCACCAACTACCACCTAACTACCACCACTAATAAATGGCAGTGTTAAGCCATTTGCAAGGTTTTGGTGGCAGTAGGTAGCAGAATTTTGAATTTGCTTTATATTTTTGTTATTTCATTTTTTTTATTTTTTCTCTCTTGAATTTAAAATACTACCACCAACTGCCACCAAATGGTCTTAAAGCCGCATGATTACTAACTTTGTGGAGGTAGCAGTAGTGAGTTTTTACTGCCACCTAACTACTACCAACTGCCACCAATTATTGTGAACTATCATTACCGTAAACCTTTTGATAAATTTTTTTAGCTTCAATGGAAAGCGTAATATCTTTATAGTAATTTAGTCCATGCAATCTAGTTGTAGCTTCTTCAAATGATTTTCCCAATATTTCTAATAATTCGGTTCTAAATTCTCTGGCTGTTTTAGTATAACCATGGTTATTATCACGGCACCATTCTTTATACACATCATAAACTCTTTGCGTGGTACAATTATCGCTTATAGAACCTGTTGGACGAGGTACAATGCATTCTTTATAAAAGCTAATAACTGTGCTGTTTTCGGACTTATAATCTTCTTTTTCACGTTGTACACTTTCTGGAATTGTGAATTCATATCCATTTGAAATAACCTCTTTTAATGCATTTATCGTTTTATGTACGATACCAGATCGCTCTTTGTACATTTTATCTAAGAGAAATTTATCTTGTTTTTCTTGTGGAATTACATTATTACACTTTATCTGCATTATCCGATTGTATACCCAGTCTCCATTGTCACCGCCGAATTTAGGCCGTTTATTCATACAGAACCACAAAAGTCCATTGTAAACAAAATTAAAGCCATTTTTCCCCTTAAACTCTGCAAACAAGGTGTCGCCGCCTGTACACTTTTTGAATGTTTTTAATTCTTCTATAGTTACAAAACTCATATCACTGCTACCTGCAAGTCGTTTGTTGTAGATTGTGGAAGTTCCAAAGCGTTTTTCAAGATCTCTTAAATCAATACCTGTGTAATTATCTTTACCTAACAACTTTTCTGTTAAAGCTTTTAATTGCGACTTTCCTGTATCTCCTGCACTTACCATAAATAACGCCTTTTTCATTCTGTAACCTTTTATATTAGATAAGCACACACCCATAAACTGCATGATTAATTTTTCGATTTCTTTATCATTATTTGTAAACGTCTTTATAAAGTTATCAAATACGGGTGTTGGTTCTGTATCTGGGATCTAGTTACATGGTATTTGAATAGTTGAGTAATATTTTGGACTATGGGGGAGTAGCTGCGTTGATTTCAAATTAAGTATTCCATTTTGAAGATTTATGATGTTTTCATCGGTATTCAAATTATCTTGTGAAATAGTTTTTAAATCTGTTATCAAGTCGTTAAATACTTCTTTTACATCATTCATTTTCAAAATTTCTTCATTAAATGAAGTTATATGTCCCTTGATTATGCCTTTTATCATGTCATCATTAAATAACCTATAATACCCATCTTTATACCAATATCGCATTACAGCGCTATTTGTTTCATCTATAACAAACAAATAATCATTGTTTTCCCTTATATATTTTGAAAGCAGAGGACAGTTTACAGTAAATCTAATTTCACCAGTATTCTTTAAGGTCTTTTTATTGATATAATAAGGTGTAACTTTTTGATTATATTGATTTAAAATCTTATTATCAGGTCTTTCACGACAGTGAAACGTATTCCTGCAGCCCGATATAGCCTTATTTATGGTTCTATTTTTATAATCAACCCTGTCCCATTTTTCACGATACAATCCTGACCTGCGAAATAAGCTGTCTATGCGATTAAAATCATTTCCGCAATAAAAAGCTAGAATATTACACAATGCTTGATCTGCTTCGCTTTTTGATTTATAATTTCCATAATTTCCACTCCATAAACTTTTAAATAAATCTCCGTTTTTAGCATTTGAGTTTTTTTCTATGATTTCGCTGTCTGTTAGGCAAGATTTAATTTGCAGCTCCTGACTAGCTTTTTTATCAATGTCCGTATTTTTAGCTGGTTCCTGCTCCTCATCACAAAGATAAGCTTTATGGACTATGCCTAATTCATATGAAAGTTCTTCGATTTCTCTGTTTTGACCATAAATATTGCCGGTAACGGTAAAGAAACGGTTCGAGGAATACATCTCTATATTGCCTATCCTTCGCCTTTCAGGTGGAAGTTTCCCTTTACAAAATATATGTAAACCTTTGCCGCTTGGGCTTATCTCTGTGTAGCTGCCTAGCGCCTTCACAATATCATCGGCTTCGATTGTAAGCTTACCGCTTTCATCAATTGCATTATCTAAATCCACACCAACTATGCCATTGTCTAGTTCAAATCCAATACCGTCAAATCCATAGCGTTTTACGGAATTTACCGCTGTGTTGTAATCGCTCCAGTTTTCTTTGTCATTGCAGCTAGCATTTATCCATTGTGTGGATTTTTTGGTATCTTAATGATTTTACCTTTTTCATTATCACAAACAAGCCCATAACATATCCATTGATTCAAAGTTTTTAGAGTTTGCGGAATGTTATTATACTTGTCCGTTATTTCTCACCGCCTACAAAACCTGTATTTTCTTCAAGCCATTTTTCTAATTTCTTTACAGGTATTACTTTACGGCTACCTATTTGTAATACTGGAAAATCTTTTGAATTTGCTAATCTGTACGCTATTGGTTTTGATACTCCTAAAACTTTTGATAATTCTGTTACGGAAATAGTTAGTTGCTCAATTATTTGTTTCATCGCTTCAGCATTTTATTCCAATATTTGAATTTAAGCATATTACAAACTTCAAACAATGAAATATCAATACTTAATTTTTCAAAATTTGAAATCATTTATTGTAATTTATCAATAACATGATATTGTTTTTACAAGGAGTGATAAAGAATATGAGTTTAGGCGAAAGATTGAGGAGTTTAAGAATAAAAAACAAGCTAACTCAGAGTGAATTAGCTGAAAATATTATGGCAACCAATACATCTATCAGTAATTGGGAAAAGGGATTAAGTAGACCAAATAGGAATATGATTGCACTTATTTCTAAGGTCTTTAATGTAAGTCCGTTTGAATTAATAGGTGATTATAATTTAAATGATATAGAAGAACTAAAGGAAAAAACAAAAATGAACTAAGTTATGAGGATACTTTGGCACTTGAATTTTCCAAAGATATAATAAAGATCATTTCAATAAATGAAAGTAATGAGATGGAGATAAAACGTAAAAATCTAAACGAACTATTTAATGAACTTTCTGAACAGATTAATGAAGTGACTTCTACGATGAAAGACTTTGGTCTGGGTATAAGTTCATTGATGTCAAGTAAGTTGCTATCTAATGGTGGAGAAAATTTTCTTATGGCATATCATTGTTTAAATAATAAAGGTAAAAGTTTTTTACTTGACTATATGATTTCTTTATTACGTTTACCAGATTATATTGATAAAAATGAGGCACGAAAAAATTTAGATAAGAAAATCATTAAAAAACTTGATAGTATAAGAGAACAGTTTAAAGAATTTTTATAG